TTCTCAGGTAAACTTTCAAACTTATTAGAAAATAGATTTGGATTAAAAGTAAATATTATAGATGATAAATCTATTGATACCTCCGTAGAAATACCAAATTTAGATGAGTATATCGATGACATTTTATTGGAAGCAAAAAATACAAGAAATGAATATTTAAAATACATTGAAAGTGTAATTGGAAACTCCACCGATGTATTGATGGTAGATAGTGGGTTTCAGGGAATGACACAACGCAATATTCAAAAAGCATATGGTTTAAAATTTAAAGGTAGATATTTTATTTATAAAGGAAATCCATTTTTGGATAATGTAAAAGGATTTTATCATTTTGAAGAATCCAATTTGAAAAAAAACTTAATATTTTTTGAATCCATTTTTATTGATAAAATTGGAAGTTATATTAACATAAAAAATGGTAAATTTGTAAATGAAGAATACAATGAATCTTTACAATATTTTGATGAAAAAACTCAAATAATAGAAGGTGTAAAACAATTTATAAATGATATGTTAAATTTTGACATTAACACAAATGATGTTTTATATGTGTATTCGGATATGATTTTTAATTTAATGTGTAAAAAAAATTATATCAAAAATGAAAAGTTGTTTGATATTTTTTTCCACGATAATTATTATGTAAGAGACAATATAAAAAAAATAATTAGACAATAAATTGTTATGGAAATACTACACGGCTCAAAGTTTAAAGTAATTTATACTGATTGGTATATTCATCACGGAGAAAGAAGGCCTTTCGGAAATGCAATACATCCAGTAATTAGAGAATTTATACAGCATGTTTATAAAAATAATATAAACATAGACCCATATAGAATATTACAATATGGTCCAGGAGAAAAAGGGATAAAATTTGACCACTCCGAATTAATAAACTATTTTAATAGAAATTTTCCAAAAAATGTAATTTCATCCAATCAAATATTAGATGATGATTTTACTTACATTTATCCATTGGAAATAAAAGATACATTAGGTGCACTAAATAATCATAATGGATTTACATTAAACAATATAGAATATAAGTGGTATTTGAAAGACATTATACCAACCGAAATAATAGAACATTTAAAAACCGGTAAAGTTAAAATATTAATAAGTTTAATGCATGACCCATTATACGATGACCATAATATAAAATCATTTGAGATACAAATGAATAAATTGGGCATAGATGGTTCTAATATTATATTTTTGGGTGGAAGTAAATTTGTAGAATATTATGAAAAATATGGAGATAGTAGAGTAAAAATATACAATGGCCATTTGTTTATAAAAGGATATGTTGATATAATGAAAGATTTTCCATGTGAAGGGGATTTGGGATATATCTGTGATTTGGTTAAAGAAAAAGATTTGGATGAATCAAAAATCAGACCTTATAAATTTTTATGTAATAATAAAACAATGTCTAAAGTTCAAAGAGCTTGTGCAGCTTATTTTGCGGCAAAATATGATTTATTCAATGAAGGTAAATTTTCATTTATACAAGAAATGCCAAAAGAACAATTGATATCAAATATAAATAAAGGAATAAAAAATCCAGATATAAATTGTATTGACAAATTAATGTCTAAACTACCAATTGAACTTGATACCGAACATTTGAATAAAAATCAAAAAACAAATTTCGGTGCAAAAAATAATATGAAAGATTGGTATTCGGAAACATATGTTAATTTAGTTACCGAAACATTCTTCGGCCCAAATGTATTTCTTTCTGAAAAAATATTTAAACCAATCTCTAATTTACAACCATTTATAGTTTTGGGTGATTATAGAATGTTAGCCGAACTAAGAAAATTAGGATTTAAAACATTTGAACCATTTATAGACGAAAGTTATGATGAAGAAATTGACCCATACAAAAGAATGGAAAAAATTGAAATTGAAATAGTAAAATTAAAAAACAAAACAATAGAAGAAATACACAATTGGTATTATTCTATTATTGATGTTTTATTATATAACCAACAACATTTATATACATTTGAAAAATATGAATGTTTTGAAACAATCTTTGAACAAATTAAAATAGATTATACAACACAAAACGATACAGAATGGAATTTACAGGAAAAAAGGTTATTATAACCGGAGCAAATGGTTTGGTAGGATTACCAGCAGTTAAAAAATGTTTAGAAGAAGGTGCTGCAAAAGTATATGCAGTAGACCTTAGATTTAGTGAAAACTTAAACTTTCTAAAAGGAGAATATCAAGATAAATTAGAATTAGTTAAAACTGATTTAACTTATCTTTCTCATTGTGAAAATTTATTTACAATGGACAAGATTGATATTGTATTACATATTGCAGGTGTTAAAGGTTCACCGGCAAGGTCGTCAACTCAACCTGCAGATTATTTATTCCCAATGTTGATGTTCAATACCAATATGATTAAAGCATCATTTGACGCAAAAGTTGATTGGTTTGTATATCTTTCATCGGTTGGTGTTTATAAACCGGCAGATGTAATGAACGAAGGTGATACATGGAATCAAGAGGAAACTTGGGCATCAACTCCGTCTCGTTTAGATTGGCATCCAGGTTGGACAAAAAGAATGGGTGAATTAACATTGGATTCTTTAAGAGTTCAGTATGGTTGGAAAAACTATACAGTTATTAGACCTTCAAACATATATGGTATCAATGATAACTTTGCACAAGATGCAACTGTTATTAGTTCTAACATTTGGAAATTATTCAATGTAGAAGGAGAGGAAATGGTTTGTTGGGGAGATGGTTCATCACGTAGAGACTTTGTATTTGGTGATGATGTTGCACAAGCTGCAATTGATGTTGTTAAAAAAGAAGTAAGTGATATCATTAATTTTGGTTGTGCAGAAGCAGTAACCATCAAAGAAACAATTGAAACCATCGTTGAATGTTATAAAGAAATCACAGGTAAAACAAAAGTTATTACGTGGGATTCTACAAAAACAAATGGTGACCCAATAAGATGTTTAGGAGCCGACAAACAAAAACAATATGGTATTTTACCACAAACAAGTTTAAAAGAAGGATTAACTAAATCAATATTAGAGTATAAAAGTAGATTGTAATGAAATTATTTACTATTGGGTGTTCATTTACAGAAGGACAGGGTTTAAAAAAACAAGCAATTGAATGTTATTCAAATGTATTGGCCAATATTTTAAAATTAGAACATTATAATTTTGGAGCAGCTGGTATGTCAAATGATTATATATTTAGAAAAATTTTTGAATTATTAAATTCAAAAACAATAACTAAAAATGATATAATTTTAATCCAATGGACACATTTTTTAAGAAAAGAATTACCATTTGTAAATAAAGATAAAAAATGGTTTCATACCATACCCAATTCATTACATGCATATTCGGACAAAGTTATCTTTAATAAAGGAAATGTTAGTTCGGTACAAAATGAATATGTTTATGAAGATACTGACATCGAAAGAAAACGTATAGAATCTAAAAACAAAAAAAATTTAGAAGATTATAGTTTAAAGTTTTTAGACGAAGATTACCAATTAAATACTACAATTAATTATATAAATGCATTGTACACATATTTAGAATATTTTGGTTATAAACATTTACATTTTTTTGGATGGGATAAGTGTATTATTGAATCTGTATTTGATAATAAATCAAATTTTATAAAAGAATCTTTTGGTGGATATACAAATACAACAAATAACCATCATCCTGATAAAAAAGGACATGAAGACTGGGCTAAATTTTTAAATGAAAAATTAGTAGAATTTAAATTTATAAATCCATTTGAAAATGAAATAAATAATTACCAAAAAAATTTATATAAATTAAAAGTAGAAATTGAAGAAGAAATTCCAAATTTATTTAAAGAACGTATGGAAAAAATAAAAATAGAATTGCAAAAAGAAATGGATAAAACAAATAAAATAGTAAAAATTCAAAAAGAAAAAGAATTAGAAGAAGAAATTAATAAAATAAGAATTCAAAAAGAATTACAAATGGAAAATCATTTAATTGTAAAACAAACTGAATTGGATAAAATAGAAAAAGAACTAAAAGAAAAAATAGATAGAAATAAAAAAACAAAAACATTAATATAAAGGTATGAAACACATAGTAGTATCAGGATGCTCATTCACAAATAATTTTAGAATTAACATAGGTGATGAAAGAAGATGGGAAATTGACCCAATTGAAGCTTGGACTTGGGCGCATTGGTTACAACATTATAAAAAAGAAACACATACTCTTCATAATTATGGAACTATAACACATGATAATAAGTGCATTGTTCGTTCTATAATTTATAAAGTAACAGATTTATTAAAACAAGGAGTTAATCCTGATGATATTTCCGTAGTTGCTCAATGGACAACATTAACAAGAAATTCATTTTTTGTGAGCCCAGAAAAATATCAATCAGCAAATCCGGCAATAAGGTGGCAAAAAAATGGTGAAAGCTGGGCCCACACCACCGATTATTTAATTAATGGAAAGGATAAAAAATCACCATATCAACAAGGTTATTTTCATTTAACGGGTGGATTTAACCATACCGAAAATCCAATTAATATAGACCCAGTTACGTTTGAATGGTTGGATAAATTGATGAGTTATACAGAGAGATATTTTGAATGGTTTGAATATATGAATATGCTTTTAGATTTTCTTCATATAAATGGAATTACAAAAATAAAATTCTTTTGTATGAATAATAATTTTAGTAAAAAATATCTAAACGAAGGAAAAACCCCACCATACTACCATACACCAAAAGAAAAATCAGTATACGAATGTATTATAGAAAATAAAGATGTTTGTAATACTTGGGAACAAAAAGAATTACAATTTGATAACTCATATGTAAAATCATACGCAGACAAAATAGACTTTAAAAAATACTTTTGGTTTTTTGAAGAAAATTTCGTACATTTATATGGTGGAATAATTGAATGGAGTATTAGAAACTTTGATTATAATATGGAAGGTGATTTACCAAAAGTATTATGGAGAGAAATGAACGGCATGGATTTAGATGAACAAAAAAAGTATTTAGAAAGAAGTTGGTATGGTCACACATCATCTATATTAACGAAAAAATTTGTAGAAGATGTGGTTCTTAATTGGGAAATATTTAAATAAATTATATGAAAAAAACAGACAAGGTTTTAGTTACAGGAGCAAGTGGATTTATAGGTTCACATTTATTAAGGTTATTGCACGAAAAAGGTTATAGAAACCTACGTTCAACATCGTTCAGTAGAGATTTGAGAAATGATTTCGAAGGAACATTAGAAGTAGAACACATCAAAGGTGATTTACAAAATGCAGAGTTTTGTCAATTAGTCAGCAAAGACGTTGATGTTGTATTTCATTGTGCAGCAAACACATCAAACGCATTAGATACTAAATTTAATCCATTATTACATGTTACTCCAAATGTGGAAATGAATGTAAATTTAATGGAACAAAGTTGGAAAAACAAAGTTAGAAAGTTTTTATTCATATCATCTAATACAACTTACCCTGATATGGGAACCGAGTTTTGTACTGAAGATATAAATGTACACGCTACTCCAATGTTGCCTGTTTATAAAGCAGTTGGTGGTATGAAAAGATATGGTGAAATGTTATGTGATTTCTTTTCTAATCAGATTCACGAACCAATGCAATGTTTGATTGTTAGACCTTCAAACGCATTTGGCCCTAATGATAAATTTGATTTTGAAAAATGTCACGTTACTCCTGCAAACATTCGTAAAGTGGCAGATGGTTTAAATCCAATCCCAGTTTGGGGTGATGGTACGGAAGTAAGAGATTTATTGCATGTCGAAGATATGGCAGATGGTTTTATATTTGTAGCAGAAAACAATGACACATACGATATTTTTAATGTATGTTATGGTGAAGGGTTTACAGTAAACGAAACACTTGCAACAATTAAAGAGTTGGATAACAATACAAATCCAATTGAATATGTTAATAATAAAGCACCAATGATTCCAATTAGATTATTATCTTCTAAAAAGATTAACGATTTAGGGTGGAAACCAAAGAGAAATCTAAAAGAGGCTTTAAAAGAAACTATTGAGTGGTATAAAGCAAATAAGCATTTATATAATCCAAATTCTAAACCATAATGAATACACCACAAATGTCTCCGTATAAAGATGAACTTACTAAAGCAATGACATTTCTTGCTGAAAAAGAAGATACAATCTTTATAGGACAACAAATAGTTTACGCAGGAAATCCAATGAGTACAACCTTAACGGAAGTACCAAAGGAAAAAATGATTGAAGTTCCTGTTATGGAGGAAACACAGATGGGAATGAGTTTGGGAATGGCAATGACAGGTAAAACTATAATTTCATTTTATCCAAGATGGGACTTTTTGGTATCGGCAGCTAACCAACTAATCAATCATGCTGATAAATTTGAACATATGACCAGTAAAAAGGTTAATATTATTATCAGAGTTGGTGTTGGTAGTAAAGACCCATTAGACCCAGGAATTCAACATAGAAACGATTATACACAGGAATTTAAATCAATATTACAATTTACAAAAGTACATGAATTAAAAAATTCAGAAGATATTTATAGTGTGTATACAAATGCATATAACGAAGGTGGTGTTCATATCATTGTTGAATGGCCTGAATTATATAATAAAAATTAACTATTATGTTGAAAAAATTACCAATCATTTCTTTTTTCGTTAAAAAATACGAAGATTATAAAATGAAAAAAAAACTTAAAAAAAAATTAGAAGAACTTCGTAAAAGAGACCCGTTTATTTATAAAAATTTCTAAATGAAAAGTAAAATAATACTTGGGTACGATATAATGACGTACAATGGAGAACAACCCAATTGTTTAAATTCAAAGTTTTTAAATACAATACACTCCGCATCGGATTTTTATTTTTCTGATTCTCTTGAGTTTTTTGCAAAAAGATGGAATAATAATTGGGCACTTTACAATAGTAATATGTACAATAATTATGCTGAAAAAAAATCATTATATCAAATTAAAGAAGATAGAAAAAATGGAATTAAATACGATTGGTTTTATATAGTTGAACCATTTGCAAGTTTAGAAAACTTTTTTGGTAATGACCAGTTTTATAATGAATTTATTTTAAATAATATTTCAAAGGTAGCATTGGATGAAATTGTTAATGGTAATGGCAAATTACTTATTAATTATGTATGTGATGGTGGTACTGCATTTGAAATTAAAAACTTTGAAAAAATAATAAGATTTACTAAAGATAATAATATACCGGATGAAAAAGTATATTTTGTATTTGCAGATTTTAAATTAAAAGATAATCTTAAACAATTAAATGTAAACTATAAAGTTATGGATTATAGTTACAATATGATTGGAAAGGCACAAGAATTTAATAATACATTAACAAATCCTAATTATAGTTATTGGGGTGAGGGTTCATACGAACCACAATTTGGTACAATAGAACATAGGAAAAACTCAGTTACAACATCACAGGATTTTTTAGAAAGTATAGGAAAAGATAAAAAAGATTTTTTACTATTAAATAGGCATTGGAAATTGCATAGATTACTTTTATTAAGTCAATTACATAAATTGGGTTTTGAAAAAAGTTTAGTTTCTTGGGATAAACAATTTTCCTATCAGCTAGATAGAAATTCATTCCTAATGCATGACAACAACGAAGAATTTTTAAAATTAATTACTGAAACATCTTCATTATTAGACATACAAGATTTAACAAAGATTGCAGGTTTTGGTTTTGAAAATAAAGAAATATATTTAAACACATATTTGAGTATCGTTACCGAATCTATTTTTTTCCAAGAACATGAAGATTTTCCAAGTGGTTATTTAAGTGAAAAGGTGTGGAAACCAATAGGACATTGCCAACCTTTTATATTAGTTGCACCATCAAAATCTTTGGAACACATTAGAGAACGTTTTGGATATAAAACATTTCATCCGTATATAGATGAAAGTTATGATATTGAAGAAAACGATTTCAATAGATTAAAAATGGTTCAAATTGAAATTGATAAATTTGCAAATAAATCAAAAGAAGAAAAGGATGAATTTTTAAATAACGTTAAAGAAGTGTGTCTATATAATCAAAATTTATTTTTACAATACGCAAAAAATAGTTATGAGGTGTTATATTATAATAAAGAAATGCAATTAATTTTGAATTTTTTATTAGATGGCAAGTTAGAAATCTTTAATAGCATGATTTAACAATATTTATACACATGAATTTACTGACAGAAAAAGATAAACCAAAAATACAAGGTGAAATAATTGTATACGCAGGACGTTTTCAACCATTTCACAAAGGACACTATGATGCGTACCAAAGATTGGTAAGTGAGTTTGGCCCTGCAAATGTTTATATTGCAACATCAAATGATACATCTTCTGGTAAATCTCCATTTTCTTTTAATGAGAAAAAAGAAATTGCAACTAAGATGTTTGGTGTTCCATCTACTAAGTTTGTAAAAGTAAGTAATCCATATAGACCTGCAGAAATATTAAAAAAATACGATGGTCAAACGATTGCATACATAGCAGCAGTAGGTGACAAAGACGCGACTAGATTACAAGGAAAATATTTTAAACCATACAAAGGTAAAGCTGGGTATGGTTATGATGAAATAGGTTATACATATCCAATACCTGCAGAAACAAATCCAATAAGTGGAACGGATGTAAGAAAGGGATTAGGAAGTAACGATAAAGAAAAGGCTAAGAAGTTTTTTCTTAAAGCATATCCAAAATTTGACAAAGATATTTTTAAAATGATAACAACAAAACTAAATGAAGGTTTTCCAGGTGGTATAGGTGTAGGATTAGATTTACCAGGAGGATACATTAATGGAGCACCAACGGGTTCAGTAAAAGAAAGTAATAATACAAAACCTTCTTATGAAATGAGACCTGAACCACATCCTACAAGACATGAGACAGAACACCCATCCGATAAACCATACGACCCAATTGGAGAATTAATTACTAAAGTTGTTACCGAAGAGACATTTAGTGAATTTATATCAGAATATTTCGGTGAAGATGCAAATAAAGCATTGGATGTCGACATTTCTTATACAGATAGTACCGGTCAACCAAAGAAAATCAAAGCTAGAAATGCATTGAGATTACCAAAAGACCACCCTGCACATATCCAAGCTGCAAAAATAGCAGGGCCAGAAGATGCACCTGCAAACGAACCAAAGAAAAAAGAAGAACCTGGAAAAACAAAAGTCCAAGCTGATAAACCGGCTCAACCAGGCCAACCAACCAAAAAAGACCAAACTGCACAAGGTAAAGTTGATAAAGAAAAACCAGAAGCAGGTACAGGAAAACCAGGAGAAAAAACAGACGCACCACCACCTGAACAAAAATTAAGTGGAGCAGAATTAAAAAATGCAGCTGAAATGAGTCCTGATGAAAAAGCAGCTGCTGAACGAGATGAAAAATTAGAAAGAGCTTTAGATATATCCAAAAAAGAATGGTCTGACGAAGAAAAAAAAGATTCAGACGATGCAAATAACCCAGAGTCTCCTGAAAGAAAAGGTGTAATGCATTATATTCAAAAGGTTGGAAATCATATAGGTAATGCCATAAAGCATGTCTGGGAACACAATAAGGAAATGATTAGTGGTGTTGGCAGTATGATAAAATCAATAGCAACTACTGGTAAAATTGGTAGTGTAAAAGACAAAGACGGAAAAAATAGACATTGGAGTGAATTCACTTCAGTTGGTAGAGGTGGAGGTGCAGAATATGAAGAAATTGAAACTGATGTTTTAGATTCACATGGCCACCCAACAGGAAAAAAGAAAAAAGAAAAAAAACCAAAAATATCGGAACAAGCTACCGATGAAGAAAAGGAATTATTTGAAGCTTCTTGGAAAGAAAGTAAAAGACAAAAAAAAGCTGGAAAAAATTTGGTTAAATTTAGTGCATACGTTATTGGTGGAGTTGCAGCGGCCGGTGCAATATTGGGAGCTGGAGCCGCCGCATCAGCAGGAGGTGGGATAACAGCAATGGTAAAAGGAGCAGCAGCAAAAATCGGATATAAATTTGCTGCAAATAATATTGGAGGATATGTGATGAAAGATATCATAAAACACGTAGGACTTGAATCATTAGGAATGAGTGAAAACCAATCAGCTGCAGGTGGTGTTGTATTGGGTGTTACGGGTATATTTGAAAATACTGATAAAGATAATGAATTCGACAAAGATAAATTTATAAAAAACTACACCAAAACAATTTTGAAAAAATTAGAAACATACAAACTTTCTAAAGAACAAATGTTAAGAACAATTCACAGATACAATAAAGACAAACCAAAAAACGCAGTTGCAGATTTGATGAAAGAAAATATTTCTGACTCAAAAAAAAAATCTATTAATCATTTTATAGAATATGCAACTAAAAGATTAAAACTTAAAGAACAACCAAAAATAACTTTACTAACAGGTAGAGAATATTCTGAAGCAAAAACCAGTTTAGGAGGATATAATCCAATGTCAAAAGAAATATATGTAGCAATCGAAGGAAGATTGGGTGCAGATATTCTTAGAACTATTGCACATGAGATGGTGCATAGAAAACAAGATGAATTGGGTTTAGTAAAAGATGAAGTTAAAGATGGTGCAACAGGTTCTCCAATTGAAAACCAAGCACATGCAGTAGCCGGTATCTTAATGAGAAACTATGGTAAAATAAATAAACAAATTTATAACGAAAGTATCAATATAGATGTTGATAAAGGTGATACCGTATTGATGGGAAAATTCAAAAATAAAAAAGTTGTTGTAAAAGATATTGGAAAGGATGACTACGGAATGCCAACAATAAATGGTAAGAAAGCAGCAACATTTAGATTGGGTGACAAAGGACAAAACATATTTAAAAAAGATGAAATAGATGAAATGAAATCTACGGATGTCCATTTTATGAATATGATAAAACTATATAGAGATTCAACATTCAGAAAAAGAATCAACGCATACCTTTTTGGTAATCCTAATAAAACCAATCCAACCACAGTTGCAAAAGCACTTCGTAATATGGGATATGATGAAATAACTCAAATGGAAAAAGAGTTAAATATTAAACCAGATTTGAATGAATCATTGTTATTAGAAGGTGGAGCATATGGGCACATGTCACATCCATTTGATGATATGGATTTAACTTTTGGTGATTTAAAAGATATTATTTCAAAAGCACTTAATGGTGACTTAGGAGTAGTTAGAGAAAAAACTGACGGACAAGCATTAGCAATAAGTTGGAAAAATGGTAGATTGATTGCAGCTAGAAACAAAGGTAATTTAGCAAACGCAGGAGCAAACGCAATGGGAATAGAAGATGTTGCGTCAAAGTTTGGTGGTAGAGGTGGTTTAACCGACGCATACAATTTTGCAATGAAAGATTTATCTGCAGCAATAAGTGGATTATCCGATGCACAAAGAAAAAAGATATTCAACGAAGGTAAATGTTTTATGAATTTAGAAGTTATATGGCCTACATCAGTTAATGTTATTCCTTATGGTCAAGCTCTTTTAGTTTTTCATAATACAACTTGTTATGATGAAAAGGGTGTGGCAATTGGAGCAGATGGTGGAGCAGCGGGAACTTTAGCCGGAATGATTAAGCAAGTCAACGCAGATGTTCAATCTAAATATACAATACAAGGCCCTCCAATAACATCAATACCAAAATCGGACGATTTAAGTTCAAAGCAAGGTAAGTATTTATCAAAACTTAAAAAACTACAATCAGAATTTGGATTGAGTGATTCGGATAATGTTGCAGACTACCATCAAAGTTGGTGGGATTGGTGGATTACATCAAACGCACCTATTAAGGTTGACAAAATTACAAAAGAAGCATTAATTAGAAGATGGGCATTTGGTGATAAAGGATTTAGATTAAATACAATATTAAATTTAGAATTACAAAAATGGGCAACTACAAATGATAAAGTAAATGTTGCAAAACAACAAAAAGACAATATCAAACCATTTGAAGAAATATTTTTAGGTGTAGGTGCAGATGTTTTAGAATTTGTTGGTAGTGTATTAACCATTCACCCTGAAAAAGCAATTAGAGCAATGAAACAAAAATTTGTATCGGTTGCATCTCAAGTAAGAAGTGGTGGTGACCCATCTAAAATATCTAAATTAAAACAAGAATTATCAAGATTAAACTCATTGGGTGGAATAGATAAAATTGTAGCAAGTGAAGGAATTGTTTTCTTTTATGGTGGAAAAACATATAAGTTAACAGGTACATTTGCACCACTAAATCAGATACTTGGTATTTTTTACTCTTAATTTGATATATATTATAATAATAAACAGTTACAAAAAGGAAGATTAGTATGGCAAAAAGAAAAAGTTTTGATGAGAAAAACAAAAACATTCACAAATCTCGTAAACTAATTATAGATACGGTATTTGGAAGAGAAGATAATACTCAAAGAGTATTTGGTTATGATGGTGAAGTAAAAGAAAAAAGAGAAGTAGGAGATAGATGGACTGACAATGATGGTAAAGAGTGGGAACAAAAAGAAGGATTTGTTTCATCAGTTACTCAAATGGATGATGTTAGAGAATTTTTACAAAAAATGAACACATGCCACGGAGTAGATTGTAAAACCGATAAGTATAGTTATCCAGATAAAAAATTAATTCGTAAAACCGGATTATGCATACTTTGTTTAGCTAAACAAGAAAGAAAACTTCAAGAGGATGGCACATACGCATTTTATGAAGATTATAAAATAACTCTTAATAAATTGGGATTTGTTAGAGATACAAAAGCACAATATGAAGAAGCTTTGTTAGGTATTAAACAACAAATAGAACAAGTTACGGAAGATGGTAGAGTTGAAAAATGGACATGGGATATTGATATTGAAAAAGTAAAAACGGATTTGAAAAAAGACATCGATGGAGCATATGAGGCCATTGAATTATTAATAGAAAGAAAAAGATTATTAGAAGAAAAATTGGTTGAGTTAAATCATCCAGAATTGATTAAAAAATAAAATATGAAAAAATTATTAAATTTAAAAAACATTGCAATAGCATTATTAATTGTAATAGTAGTTTTCCAACAATGTGGTGGAAACAAAACAAAAACAGGCGAAATTGTAAAAGTAGATGGTAAAAAGTATGAACTTATTAAGCATGAAATTGATACATTCGAAATAGTTAAAACAAAAGTAGTAACTAAAAAGGGTGAAGATATTTATCATGAAACAATTAAGGAAGTAATTATCCCTACAATCGTAGATACACAAGCTTTATTACAAGACTACTTTGCAAAGAACATTTATAAAGATACATTACAATTACCAGATAGTTTAGGAACTGTATCTTTGATTGATACTATCACTCAAAACAAAATATTGGGTAGAACTTTCAATGCAAGTGTTAAACAAAGAGTTATTAAAGAAACTACAATTGTAAAAGAATTACCTAAAACGCAAGTATATTACGGATTTACAGGTGGGTTTAATAAAGTAGATGTGGTTTCAAGTATTGGTGCAGGTGCATTGATTAAAACTAAAAAAGATAAAATATATCAATTGGGTATAGGAGTTGTTAATAAAGTAGGAAGTGATGGAACCAATGGTATATTATCTCCTTTTATTAATGGTGGTGTATATTGGAAGATTAAATTTAAAAAATAATGGGAGTTCAAGGGCAACCTAAGAAAACATTAAAAGAAATAATAGCTGAAGAATATCGTAAATGTGCGTTAGACCCCATTTACTTTATGAAGAAGTATTGTATTATACAACACCCGGTGAGAGGAAAAATACCCTTTCACCTTTATCCTTTTCAGGAACAATGCTTAACCGATTTCAAAGATAATCGTTTTAATATTATTCTTAAATCACGCCAGTTGGGTCTATCGACCTTATCTGCAGGGTTTATTTTGTGGAAGATGTTATTCAACCAAGATTATAATGCATTGGTAATCGCAACCAAAGTGACTGTAGCGAAGAATCTGGTAGAGAAAGTAAGAGTTATGCACGACTTACTTCCCGTTTGGTTAAGAGATGGTGGTAGTAGTTCGGTAGAAGATAATAAACTTTCCCTTAAATTAAAAAATGGTTCACAAGTAAAAGCAATCGCAAGTTCTCCAGATGCAGGTCGTTCGGAAGCCTTATCACTATTAATTGTTGACGAAGCTGCATTTATTAGAGATATTGATGAAATTTGGTTATCAGCACAATCAACTCTATCAACAGGTGGTAATGCAATCGTATTATCTACTCCAAATGGTGTGGGTAACTGGTTCCATAAAATGTGGGTAGAAGGTGAAAGTGGTGCAAACGGATTTAATTGTATTAATTTGCATTGGACAGTACATCCAGAAAGAAATCAGGCATGGAGAGATGAACAAACCCGTATCTTAGGAGTAAAGGGTTCATCACAAGAATGTGATTGTGACTTTGTTGGTTCAGGGGATACGGTAATCGAACCGGCACTACTAACGTGGTATAAAGACACATATGTTATGGACCCGATTGAAAGAGCGGGGTTTGACGGCAATTATTGGAAATGGGAACATCCAAATTATAATAGAGCGTATATGGTGGTTGCCGATGTCGCTAGAGGTGATGGAGCCGATTATTCTACATTTCAAATTATTGATATTGAAGATAGTTCACAAGTTGCAGAATATAGAGGAAAAATTGAGACAAGAGATTTTGGATATTTTTTAGTAGCAGTTGCAACCGAATGGAATAATGCACTTTTAGTAGTGGAGAATTCAAATGTTGGTTGGGCAACTATTCAGGCAGTTATTGATAGAGGATATGGAAATTTATTCTATATGAGTAATGACTTAAAGTATATAGATGTTGAAAAACAAATGTCTAACAAATATTATAGAGATGAAAAGCAAATGGTTGCAGGATTTTCTACCACAACTAAAACTAGACCACTTATCATTTCAGCGTTAGATACCTATATGACAAGTAAAGATATATTAATTCGTTCACAAAGACTTATAGATGAATTATTTACATTTATTTGGAATAATGGTAGAGCTGAAGCTATGAAAGGATATAATGATGATTTGACAATGGCAATGGCAATCGGACTATGGGTTCGTAATACTGCACTTCGTTTAAAGCAAGAAGGTATTGATTTAACAAAGAATATGTTGAACTCAACTCAAATAAATAAATACGAAGGATTGATAACAACAAACCACCTTAAACAAAATCCGTATGAAATGGATTTGGGTAAAGGCCAGATTGAAAACTTAACTTGGTTACTTAAGTAATTTTTTTATATTTATATAGTGAAACTATTCTAAATGAACGAAGACTTAAATAAGTGGTTTAAAGAAAAATGGGTAAACATCGGAAAAAAAGTCGATGGTAAACACCCACCATGTGGAACTTCGGGAGAAAAAAGAGGTTATGCAAAATGTGTTCCTGCAGCAAAAGCAGCCGGAATGAGTAAAAAAGAAAAGGAAAGTGCAACTCAAAGAAAAAGAGCAGCACAAAATGATGCAGGTAGAGGTGGTAAAGATAGTAGTGGACAGGGTAAAAAACCAATAAATGTTTCTACTAAACCAAAAAATGAAGATTGGAGTAAAAAATATAAAAGTAGTATAGATTGTAATAATCCAAAAGGTTTCTCTCAAAAAGCACATTGTCAAGGAAAGAAAAAAAATGAAAATATGAATATAGAAGAAAGACTAAATTTATTTTTAGAAAAGAATTGTCCAACTGACCCAGGTAAGTGGTCTGCATCTAAATCAGCAGCAAAATCTAAATTTGATGTATATCCATCTGCATACGCAAACGGATGGGCTGCAAAAAATTATAAAGCTAAAGGTGGTGGATGGAAAACATGTAGTGAAAATGTAGTAAGTGAAGCAACGGGTAGAGAAGCAAAAGAAATTGCTAAATTGACGGGTACACGTGATAGTATAGTGCAAAAATTCATAGATGATTTTAATTTGAATGCTAAAAACCTTTTTAACTTTATAGCTAAAGGAAAAGAAAAAGTTAGAAAAGATTTCGCAACCGCAATGTCAGGAAGACCTGGTAATAAATATCAAGGTGATTTTGTAGGTATGTTTGGTGAAAGTATATTAAACGAAGCTTGTTGGGATGGATATAAACAAGTTGGTGGTAAAATGAAAAATGGTAAAATGGTTCCAAATTGTGTTCCTATAAGTGAAGATATTGATAGTGATGATGATGTGAATTATGGTTTAGTTGAACCTGAAGAATACGATGTAGAAGATGAGGATATGGTAGATTTTATTTCTTTTATGAGAAGTTATAGTAAACAATTATCAGAAGCCAATTGTGGTTGTGTTTATGAAGCAGAGTATCAAGGTAGAGATGTTAAGTTGGGTAAACCAATGCAAGGTGATGTTAAGAAATTTAAAGTATATGTAAAGAATCCTGCAGGAAATATTGTTAAAGTAAACTTTGGCCAAAAAGGAATGAAAATTAGAAAATCAAACCCTGCTGCCAGAAAATCATTTAGAGCAAGAATGAATTGTGATAGTCCAGGCCCAAGACATAAAGCAAACTATTGGTCTTGTAGAAAATGGTAAATTTGGAAATGTAAAAAATTTTCCATATATTTAGAAAAATAGAATTATATTAAAATGGCAGACAAAACAATATTCGGTAGGTTACAAAAATTATTTTCAACAAGTACAATTGTTCGTAAAACACAAGACGGAGTTAAAGTCGTAGATACCGATGAGTATCAAAATATGACTACTAACCTCGTTGACAGGTTTATGAAAATGCGTGTTACCAATTATGGTACAGGACAAATGGAATCTTCGATGGCATATCAGCAAGTTAGAATTGACTTGTTTAGAGATTACGATTCAATGGACATGGACCCGATTCTACATTCCGCATTAAATACATACGCAGATGAAACTTCGGCTAGAAATGAAATGGGTAATGTATTAAAAATTCATCACGAAGATGATAACATCAAACAAATTTTAGAAAACTTATTTTACGATATTCTTAATGTAGAATTCAACTTATGGCCTTGGACAAGAAACTTGGTTAAATATGGTGATTTTTATTTACAATTAGAAATGGCGGAAAATATTGGTATTGTTAATGTACTTCCAATGTCTACCTATGAAATGAGTAGAATTGAAGGATTTGACCAAGAAAATCCACAAAGAGTTAAATTTGTATACGCACCATATCAAAACCCTTACAATGCAGTAGGACAAACGGCAAAGAAAGAATATGAGAACTATGAAATTGCTCACTTCCGTTTAAATAACGATTCTAACTTTTTACCTTATGGTAAATCTATGTTAGAAGGTGGTAGAAGAGTTTGGAAACAATTAATGTTGATGGAAGATGCAATGTTAATTCATAGAGTAATGAGAGCTCCTGAAAAGAGAATCTTTAAAGTAGATGTTGGTAATATTCCACCAAATGAAGTAGATAACTACATGCAAAAAATTATAAATGGTTCTAAAAAAGTTCCATTTATAGATGAAAGAACAGGTGAGTACAATTTGAAATACAATATGCAAAATTTAATTGAAGATTATTATATGCCAGTACGTGGTAGTGATAATGGTACTTCAATTGATACTTTGAAAGGATTAGAATATAATATGACCGATGACCTTAACTACTTAAAAGGTAAGTTGATGGCAGCATTGCAAATTCCAAAAGCATATTTAGGATACGAAGAAGATACTAATGGTAAAGCAACTCTTGCAGCAATAGATGTTAGATTTGCAAAAACAATTGAAAGAATACAAAGAGTCATCATCTCCGAATTTACAAAAATTGCAATAGTACATTTATATTCACAAGGTATTGATGACGATAGATTGACCAATTTTACATTAGAATTGACTATTCCATCAAAGATATATGAACAAGAAAAAATTGAATTGTATACTTCAAAGGTGGCATTGATTACACAAATGCAACAAACCAAAATGTTCTCTAAAGAGTGGATGTATCAGGCTATTATGGGATTAGCTAAAGATGAGCAAGATGATTTGACATTACAAGTATTAGATGATACAAAACAACAATTCCGTTTAACATCAATAGAAACACAAGGTGTTGACCCTGCAAAGGAAACTGGTACCAATGGCCCTACGAATATAGAAGAAGAATTGGATAGGTTAAAAACAGAATTAGAAGAAGATAATGTAGGTAGACCAAAAGACCCTGTTAGATATGGACACGATGACCATCCAGACGGCAGAGACCCATTGGGAATAAAAACTCTTAAATCAAAAGAAGGCTCCGTTAAAAAATACGTTCCAAAAAATTCATATTTAGAGATATTTAAAGATATGAATGGGAATAAAAAAAAGATTTTAACAGAGAATTTAGATAAAGAGTAGTATTCTCATAGAAAAATATATTTATATCTGACAAATTATACAAATTGATGAAAAAAATAAAACATTCAAAGTTTAAAAATACTGGATTTATATTTGAATTACTAGTAAGACAAATTACTTCGGAAATTATGTCTGCTAATAAATCAATAGCTGAAAAAATTTTAAAAGAACATTTTAATTCAAAAAAAGAATTATCAAAAGAATTGAAATTATATCAATATCTTATTAATGAAAAATATAATTCAGAAAGTAAAGCTGAACAATTCATCAATACAATATTAGAAGCTCGTAAAAGATTAGATGAAACTAAACTGACAAGAGAAAAATATAATCTTGTAAAAGAAATTAAACAAACATATAACTTGGATGAATTCATTAAATCTCCAATTTCTAATTATAAAACATTAGCAAGTATTTATAAAATATTTGAAACAGTTACAAATGACGAACAATATGACCCAACGGATGTAGTTTCATCTCGTTTCACTATTGCAGAAAATATTATCAATTCTTCTATCCAAAATAAAGATATAAAACTTAAAGATGCAGTTTTAGAAGAATATAGAAAACAAGATGATGATTTAAGAGCAGTTTCTTATAAATTATTAGTTGAATCATTTAATAACAAATATAGTAATCTTACAAATGACCAAAAAGGTTTATTAAGAGAATATATTAATAATATCAATAATACTGGTAAATTAAATGAATATGTTTCAAATGAGGTAACTAAATTAGTGGAAGGATTAAAGGAAGTGGGTTCTAAAATTTCTGACAAAGTTACAAAAATAAAATTAGCAGAAACAATTGCAAATATTAGAAAAATTAAATCTGTTAAAAAGATTAAAGAACAACATTTATCGGCAATGATGATGACATATGAATTATTAAGTGAATTAAAACAATCGTTAAAAAAATAAAAAATGACAAATTATAGAATTTCAAAAATAGATTACTTTACATCATCATCAGTTTGGACTAAAATAGGAAACCAATCAACATCATCATTGTATACAAAAGTGTGGGGTGTAATGATTCCATCTGGTTCGGTAGTACAAGGAAATATATCATTAGAAGGTGGTGGAGACATTTATTTAAACCAATTGGTACCTGGACAAATTTATCCATGTTATCCAACGGCAATTAGAGTATCTGCAGGAACCGGTTCAATATTATCATAAAATAAAACAAATGCCATCAGTATCAAAAGCACAACAAAGATTTATGGGTATGGTTCATGCCACTCAAAAGGGTGATATGGATTCTCCATCTCCAGAAGTTAGTAAAGCAGCAAATTCAATGTCTGATAAAGATACTAAAGATTTTGCATCAACCAAACATAAAGGATTACCTGATAAAAAAACAGAGCAACTTAATAAAATAAGAGAAATTGTTCGTAAGATGGTAAGAGAAAGAATGATTGATGAGATGAATACGACTGGTAATGTGGAAGGGTATAATACTCCATTTGCATTTAGTGGTAAAGATGGTGAAAAGAAAAAAGCTAAAAGACAAGCAGACCTAACAGGATATACTCCAGTTAACGAAAATAGATGGTTGGCATTAAAACAAGATGAATCAACTGCACAAGCTAAAATTGGTAGAGGTATATCTAATATCAATAAACAATTAAAAGAAATGGAAAGATTTCTTAATTGGTATGGTAAGATTAAGAACGAAAGTGGTGTGGATAATAAATCTTATTGGAAAAGGACAAATAGTCATATTTATAGTATACAAGAGAGATTATTAAAATTAGACCAAAAAATTAGACAAATATCAGAATAATGAAACATACAGAACTAAAAGAACTTATCCGTCAGGTAGTTAAAGAAGAAAGTGATTATCAACAATTATTCAAACATATGTTGGATAAAACGGGTAAATCTATTCCTGATATGTCAGATGCAGAAAAGGTTAAATTCTTTACTGCAGTTGATAAAGCAAATAAAGCAAAATCGGAAGGTAGATTGACTGGATACAATGAAGCCGAATTAACTGCCGGCCAAAAGAAAATTGACACCGATGGTGATGGTGAGATTGAAGGTTCGGATTTAGCAGCACTAAGAGCTAAAAACGAAGTGGTGAAAAAAAAAAAGTAAATGAGAATATTGCAATAGGAATATTATCAACGTTAGCAACTGCTATATTAGGTAGAATTATATTGTATTTTATTTATGAATTGGTAAAAAAAGGAATGAATTATTTTTCAGGAAAATCAGTTCATAAAAAAGAAATTGGAAAAATATTAGATTCAATATCAAATAATAAAAAAGTGGTATCTGATATTTCAAAATTTATTGACCCAAAAAGTGGAATTGATAGTGGAACGGCTGATAAGATTTTAAATTTACCTTATATAAGAACTCAAATTATAAAAACGAGTGATAGTACAAATGGTGAATTAACTGAAACTGAAATTGAAAATCAATTAAAGACAATATTAATAAAATCTTGGAATGATGCATCAATATCAGATAAAATAGTTGAAAAAGTAAAAAAAGATTTGAAATAAAATGAATAAAGGATTATTGATAGAAACGCATTTGTTTGAAGCAAAACTTCAACAAGAAGAAAATGGAACTTACTTAGTTAAGGGGATTCTTCAAAGGGCAGGTGCTCCAAATCAAAATAATAGAAGATATCCTAAAGAAATTTTAGAAAGAGAGTGTCAAAAATACCAACAACTTATTAAAGAAAGAAGAGCTTTGGGTGAATTAGACCATCCTGAATCTCCTGTTATTAATTTAAAGAATGTATCACATAACATTAGAGAAATCTATTGGGAAGGTGATGATGTATGTGGAGTAGTAGAAATACTTTCAACACCATCAGGTAACATCTTAAAAGAATTATTAAAGAACAACATTCGTTTAGGTATTTCATCTAGAGGATTGGGTTCAGTAAAAGAATTAAGAGATGGTACTGTAATGGTAGCAGAAGATTTTGAATTGGTAGGTTGGGATTTTGTATCTAACCCATCAACACATGGAGCATTTATGGCACCTATGAATGAATCAAAACATTGGAAGCAAGTAGCTGATGAGTGTGGTAAGTGGTGTAAGTCACAAGATTTAATGAGAGAAATTATAATTGAACTTAATTAATATGGCAAAGTTAGTAAACTTAATACCTGGTAGAGAAGTAAATTCTAAACCAACAATAAAAGAAGAATTGGATGATATGGATGTAAATCTACCATCACAATTAGATAGATATTTGGATAAAACTATTGGTATAATTAAAAGATATAATTTATCTAGAGCAAAAGAACAATTTGTAATTGCAAAATTAATTGACGCATTGGGTATGAATCCGTCACAATTGGCATCAGCAGTAGCTAGATTAAAAAGATTCAAAATAGTTCGTAAATAAAATAATATGATAAAGTTAAAAAATATATTAAGAGAGACCGAAGAATTTCAACAACTTCCAACTGAATTGAAAAAGCATTTCTTAGAAATCATTTCAACATACAATCAACATAGAGAAGGAATGAGTAGAAAATCTGATATTATGCAAATCGCAGAAACATTGGGTGGAATTGCAGACGCAGCACAAGAATATACTTTGAGAGAAGGTGGTGATTGGTTTGATAGAGTTACCATTAAAAGAAATATGAGTGAGTTGAAGAAATTGCAATCAGGATTTGAAAAAGAAGCAGTAGAAGCAAAAGCACAACAAGAAAGATTAGAAGCACTTTACGAAGATATGGGACATGTATTGGGTAGATACTTTGAAATAGCAGACTTATCCGAAGATGTTATGAAACAAAGATTAGGATTAAACGAATGCAAAACTTGCAAATAAATGCAAAAATTATCTGATTTAGTTAATGAAAAATATAAAACTGACAAAACAATTGTTGGTAAAGAAAATTCATTACCTAAAACTAAATTGGAAGAAAACTTATTAACTGCAATTCTTAAACCAATAGGAATATATTTTATATTTACATGGTTGGGAAATCTTGCATATAATTTTCAATCTTATTTAGATGGTAGAGACTATAATTTATCAAAAGCATTAAGACGTATAGTAGAATCAGGAATTAACGATAATAATTTAGCTACAAAATTAGATAGTGCATATTTTAGTGGTGCAAATTTAAATACATTGGTTAACATTTATATGGATAGTAATATTATTAAAAGAAATATAGATAAAGAATTGAAAAAAAATAAAGATAAAACCTTTGATGAAACTCAATTACAAAATGAATTAAGAAACGCAATTTCAAAAGGATTTCAAGACCAAGATTTACAAAACAAATCAATTGCGGATATAGAAAAAAAATTAAAATAAATGGAGCAATTAGCATCATTATTATTACATAGTAGAACACAAACACATTCATTCCATTTAGGAGTTAAAGGTGTTGGTTCATTTTCTGCACATTCTGCATTACAATTATACTATCTTAATATTGTAGGTTTAGTAGATGGATTGATTGAAGCATATCAAGGACAATACGGATTAATTAAATTACAACCGGTAAGTGGTTTAGATACAAATAATGATATTAAAAATGTAATTGCATATTTTGACAAACTAATTGCAGCAGTTGCAAAATTAAGAAAAGACGAAAAATTACAAATGAGTTGGTTACAAAACGATATAGATACGATTGTAACTTTATTATACTCAACAAAATACAAGTTGACAAATTTACAATAGAAGAATGTTAGTAGTAAGTGTTAAGGGTGGAAATATAGAGTGGGCAATAAAAGATTACAAAAAGAGAATTCAGTCCATAAAACAAATAGAAGAACTTAGAGAAAGGAAGAATTTTATTAAACCTTCCAAAAGAAAGAGGTTAAAAAGAGAAGAAACTATAAGAAAAAATAAACTATTTTAGTATATTTCTTTAGTTTTCTAAAAATTTTACATACTTATTATCAAATATCTTATTTTTTATTATAAGATTACAAGACATCGTTGATTAATGAATACCCTTCTCTATAAGGTGTGACCGAACAATCAACATAATTACATTGGAGTTCCCTACAAGAATAACTTCACAACAAAATTTAAGGAAAAAAGATGGCAAATTCAAAATTATTGAAAGAAGCAATCGCTGATGCCAAAGCTGTAAAAGAAACTGCTTTAGCAAACGCTAAAATCGCTCTTGAAGAAGCCTTTACTCCAAGACTACAATCTATCTTATCTCAAAAGATGAGAGCAGAAGCTGAAGTTGAAGATAAAGAAGCTGAAAAAGTAGACGAAGAATTGAGTTCAACGGGTATCGGGTCTAAAGTAGACGCTGGATATGCTGAGACTCCAGGTGCAAACCCAACTTTAGATGCAATGACTGATTTATCAGTTGGTGTAAAAAAAGATAGTGGTAAACCTGAACAAGCTGGTACTGACTATAAGAAAGTAGCAGACATTTCTGAAGAAGAAAACCCATTCCCTGACCAAGAAAGTGACAAAGATGCAGAAATTGCAGAATTGAAAGCTAGATTGGCAGAATTAGAAGGTGAAGATTCTGAAGAAGAAAAAAATCCATTTGCACAAGGTGCAGAAGGTGAAGATGAAATGGGCATGGATGACATGGGCATGGATTCTGAAATGGGTGACGATTCAATGGACATGGGTTCTGATGACGAAGAGTCAGAAGATGATATGGACTTAGAAGCAATCATCAGAGAATTGGAAGCTCAATTAGAAGGTGAAGATTCTGAAGAAGAAGAACCAATGTATGAAGCTGAAGAGGAAGATGAAAAAGAAGCTGCAAATGAAGCTGAAGAAACTGAAAAAGAAAAAGAAGCAACAAATGAAGCTGAAGATGACAAAAAAGACGATGTAATCGACTTAGAAGAAATCTTAAGAGAAATGGAGAAGGATATGACAGACGACAAAGAAAAAGTTGACGAAGCTGAAGAAGCAGAAGAAAAGGAAAAAGAACTTAACGAAGCTTACAAAGTAATCAAATCTTTACAAAGAACTATTAACGAAGTGAACTTATTGAACGCTAAGTTATTATTCGCAAACAAATTATTCAGAGCACACAACATGACTAACGAACAAAAAGTTAAAGTGATTGAAACTTTGGATAGAACAAATTCAGTTAGAGAAGTGAAATTGGTTTACTCTACATTAGCAGAGAATTTCAAATACTCATCATCTAACAAATCTACTAAAAAATCAATTTCTGAAGGGATTGCTAGTAAAGTAACAAAATCTACTAAACCGGCAGTATCTAAGCAAGTAATTGCAGAAAATACTCAAATCTCTGATAGATTTCAAAAGTTAGCAGGTATTATTAAATAAAAATATTAAAAAACAAAACAATGGACATTAAAAAATTAATGACAGGCGCTAACCCTCAAAGCGTAATGCTTGAACAAACAAGAGGTTTGAAAAGCAAATGGGAAAAAACAGGCTTACTTGAAGGAGTAGGTTCTGAAACAACTAAACATGGTATGGCAGTAATGTTAGAAAACCAAGCTAAACAATTATTAGATGAGGCTACAAGAACAGGTACATCTTCAGGTTCTGAAGAGTGGGCAGGTGTTGCGTTACCTTTAGTAAGAAGAATCTTCGGTTCTATCGCAGCTAAAGAATTCGTTTCAGTTCAACCAATGAACTTACCTTCAGGTCTTATTTTCTACATGGATTTCAAATATGGTACTCAAAACGATGCAAATAGACCAGCTTCTGGTTCTTCTATGTTTGGTAATGGTGGTACTTTTGGTAAAGATAATTTATCACCAACCGGTAACAAATTGGGTTCTACTCAAGCAACTGAAGGTGGTTTATATGGTGCAGGAAGATTCGGATATACAATCAATGACGTAACCGCTGCAGCAACCGCAGTTGTATCTTCTGGTTCTGCATCTGATTTTTTAGGTAATGAAACATTATCTGCATCTTTTGCAGCATATCCAAATAACTGGAGAAAAGTAACTGTTGGTTTACCTTCTAACGCTGATTACAATGGTGTAAGAGCATTTAAAATTTCAGGTTCTACGGCAGTATCTCACTACCCAGAATTAACTACATTGAACAATGGTTCGGCTTCTTTCTATGTTTCTTCTTCTGCAGCTTTAATCGTTGCAACTGATTTAACTGCTCAAACTTTAGTTTACTCTAAACAACCTGATGATATTTCAAGAGGTGACTTTGAAGATAGAGGAACTGATTTAGCAATTCCAGAAATCGAATTAGAATTGAAATCTGAACCAATTGTTGCTAAGACAAGAAAATTAAAAGCAATTTGGACACCGGAATTAGCTCAAGATTTAAACGCTTACCATAGTGTAGACGCTGAAGCTGAGTTAACTCAAATGTTGTCTGAATACATCTCTTTAGAAATCGACTTAGAAATCTTAGAAATGTTACAACAAAACGCTTTCACTACTGACTATTGGTCAGCTAGAGTTGGATACGATTACGATTCTGCTACTGGTAGATTCGCAGTTGATTCTAACGCAGCAGCTGCTTCTGCTTACACAAAGAGCACTTGGTACCAAACTTTAGGTATTAAGTTACAAAAAGTTTCTAACAAGATTCATCAATTGACTATGAGAGGTGGTGCAAACTTTATCGTTGTATCTCCAAACGTAGCAACAATTTTAGAATCAATGAATGGTTTCTCTGCTAACCCATCAAAAGATGCGTTAACTTTCTCTGCAGGTGTAACTAACATCGGTTCTATCTCTAACAGATATGACGTTTACAAAAACCCATACATGACTGAGAATGTAATCTTATTAGGTTTCAAAGGTTCTAACTTCTTCGAAACAGGAGCAGTTTACGCACCTTATGTACCATTGATTATGACTCCATTGGTTTATGACCCAACTAACTTCACTCCAAGAAGAGGTGTTATGACTAGATACGCTAAGAAAATCGTAAGACCTGAGTTTTATGGTAAAGTTATCGTTGAAGGTTTGAACACTTTATAATCTTTGAGTAGATTAGATAAGTAATAGACTTACAATAAAGAAAAGGGGAGAGTAAAAATACTTTCCCCTTTTTTTATTTATATAATTCATATTTATAGTAGTAAAACTATAAATTTTTAATAATGTCTGTAAACACATATTGGTCGGGTTCAACCTACAATGCATTTTTATCAGCATCGGCATCATACGACGCAACACCATTTGGAATATACGATAACGATACTGATTTTAAAACCGATGCACCAAAAACAGCAACTTGGGTAGCTAGAAGATTGGGATATCCTATTGTTAATATTGAATTGGATAATCAACAAATTTGGGCATGTTTTGAAGAATCAACTTCCGAATATTCTGCACAAGTAAATCAATTTAATCTTAGAAACAACTTAGACATTTTAAGAGGTCAAAAAAAAGAATCAATTGGTGGTAAAAGTAATTATTCACAAACATTAGTAGATGGTTCATATTTACCAAGTGTAATTCGTATGTCTCAACAATACGGAACACAAGCAGGTGTCGGTGGTAGCACTGCAATAAAAAAAGCATATGTTAACTTAACTGCATCGGTTCAAGTATATGATTTAATGACTCAAGCAATAGATAATAACACATCATCATCGTTTGCAACACTATATACAAGTGGTTCTACAATAGATGTAACAAAAGTGTTTTATGAAGCAACACCGGCTATTACAAGATTCTTTGACCCATATTCCGTAGGTGCACAAGGTACTTTAAATTTAATGTCAGAATTAGGTTTTGGTAATTTTTCACCCGCAGCACAATTCTTAATGATGCCTTTATACGAAGATATATTAAGAATGCAACAAATTGAATTTAATGACCAAATTCGTAAATCAACATTTTCATTTAATATAGTAGATAATAAATTAGAAATATTTCCTATTCCAAAAGGAACGGGTATAACTAGAATATACTTTGAGTATATGAGTAGAGATGAATTTGAACAAGATTCTCAAACTATTCAAGCCAATTCACTTTCTGACTATTCCGACATTCCATATAATTTTATTCAGTATTCAAATATAAATGAGGTTGGTAAACAATGGATTAGAAAATATACTCTTGCATTAACAAAAGAATTATTAGGAGCAATTAGAGAAAAATATAGTTCGGTTCCAATTCCAGATGGTGATGTGAATTTAGATGGTGCAGCTTTAAGGTCAGAAGCACAAGTTGAAAAGGATGCATTGATAACACAATTGAGAGAAAATTTGGAAGAGATGAGTAGAAAGAATGTGATGGAAAATAAAGCACAGGAATCTGACCATCATCAAGATATGTTGAGAAAAGTTCCTTTAAAAATATATGTAGGATAATATGCCAAAATTCTTAGTAGGTAGAGATATCGAATTTTTTAGAAATGTAGCTAGAGAACTGGTTGATACAGTTATCGAGAATACTTGTGTATTGTTTAAAATAAACTTAAATGAAACAAAAGTAAATATCTATGGTGAATCTATGAATAAAACATGGCATCCTGGAATTGAATTATATACATTGATTGACAAAGAACCTGAATCTATTAGATATGAAGGTTTTGGGCCCGAAACCGACCAAAATATAACTTTCAAATTTGATAGATTGTTATGTGAAGAAAGAAATGCATATCCTGAAATTGGTGATATTATATTTTTTAATGAAGGATATTTTGAAATTGATAATACAAATGAAATACAATTAATAGGTGGTTTACCTAATGATGGTAGAAATTGGAGTATAACGTGTTCAACATTTATGGTATCTAAATCCAATCTTAATATAGAAGAAAGAATAAAATAATTATGTCAGTAAATCCACTAAAACCGAATTTAAATAGAGGAAATCAAATTAAATCCACCAAAAGTGATTTAAAACAAAGTATTAGTCTTTTTGATATAGATTATGCTATGATGTCTTATTTAGAAGATACGGCTTTACCTACATTGGAAGATGGAAATGGTAAATCTATAAAAATTCCGGTAATATATGGTAATTCAGAAAGATGGAATGGTTCTCGTAGACAAGGTGTTTATAGAGATACACATGGTAAAATACAATTACCTCTGATGATGATTAGGAGAACATCTATTGCAAAAGATGAAACGATGCCAATGTTAAATAGACATGTATCTTATTCAGGTGTTACAAAATATTCAAAAGATAATAGATACGATAGATTTACTGCATTGGGTGGTAGTGTTAAACCAAAATATGAAGTATATAAAATAACTATGCCGGAATATGTTGAAGTTAGTTATGATTGTATGTGTTGGACATCTTTTACCGAACAATTAAATTCAGTAATAGAACAATTACAATATACAGGAACTTATTGGGGAGATAAAGAAAAGTTTAAATTTAGAACAACTGTTGGTGAATTTAATGTTGTAAATGAAGTAGGTGAAGGAACCGAAAGAATCAATAGAATTGAATTTAGTTTATCAGTTAAAGCTTATTTACTTCCAGAAAAATTTGACGGAGAAGATACTACAAAAAGAAGTTTTTCTACAAAAAGAGTAGTAGTATCAACTGAAACCGATATAACTGGAAATGGTAGATTAGAAGGTATGTTAACTACACCATCACCATATTATGACAACAAAGATTTAATTGACTTTTTATCTTTAAATAATAGTATGACTGGTTCAATAGCAACACCAAACTCCGCATCCTTTAATAATGTAAAATTAATACAAGCACCTCCACAATTGGCATCGGTAGTTACAGCCGGATTAACTTATAATGGAAATCAATATGATGTTAAAACATATATAAATGGTGTTAGATATTATTGGAATGACCACATCACCGGGTCTGTAAATAGTACATCATTATCATTACAATTCTTAACAGGTTCTTTAGGATTTAGTGTAACCAATACCGATGAAGTTACTATTATAGGTAAATTTATTGATATTCTTCCATAATGAAAAGAAGCCTTTTAGATATAACTCAAAAAATCAGTAGAAAACCTGGTAAAGCCGTTTTAACTCCAAAAGATTTAACAAATTCTACTTATTGGATTTATGAAGCTACTGGTTGGAGATTTGTAGATATATTAAGAGAAATTGAATATAGAACTACACAAGATAGATTACAAGTTTATATTAACACACAGGCAATAAGTGGAACGGATTATATAATTGAAGAAGGTGGAAGTGGTTTATTAATTAAATTTATAAAAACAAATTTTGAATTTAATTTGGATAATAATGATTATATTGAAATAAAAGGAGATATAGAACAATATGCTTAATAGATTTAATTCAAATAGTAGAAAACTTAATAAAGTTGTTCCAAAGGTTAATATTAATAATCTTACTAATAATGATTTGACCGGAAGTTTACAAAATATTGAAATTCCAACTAATACCAAATTTCAATCCAAAACCCGTTCAAATCCAAATCCAATTAAATTAGTAAATAACAAAACAACTATATCAGATTTTCATCAAGAAATATTAGAACATAGTGCAAGATATGTCCAAAGAAATGTCGATGTGTTTGACAATAATACAAATACATTAACAATACACAATGTTAGTTTGGATTACGGAACCGAAGGAGCATCACCTAATAATTTTGAAGTATTGGTATTTGGTTTACATATTCCAGGAAATTATAAAATTGAAGAAGTTGGAAATAATGTAGTAATAACTTTAAATGAAGAATATATAGATTACGATAATGTGACTATAAATGATATTTATGTTATGGGCAAGTTAAAAGAATAAAAGATATTTATAGGATATGGCAAACTTAATAAGATTAAAACAAATAGAGAGTGGTTCTGCACTACAAACATCGGCAGAAGTAGGTGCATCGTTAACTTCATCTATAAATAGTATTGTCGCAGCAGCATTAACTGGGTCAGTATTAACCGCATCTATTAATATAGCAGTATCACAATCTATAAATACATCTTTATCATCATCCATAACTGATATTGTAAGTTCATCTTTAAGTGGTGCATTATCTTTAATTGCAACGGATGTAGAAGTTTCGGCAGTAAGTGCATCAATTGTAGCTACAAATTTAACAATAAGTTCTTCAATAAGTTCGTCAAACTATAATTTAAGTTCATCAGTAAGTACAAGTTTAAGTTTAATAAGTTCTTCAATTGCAAGTGTGACTGGAGATTTTAGTTCTTCGGTAGCTAGAACATTTGCAACTCAAAGTTCAAATTTGACATCATTAAGTTCTTCAATTTCTCAATCTATTATCAGTACTGTAAGTTCATCATTGAGTAGTTCTCTGTCAGTAATCGCAACGGATATAGAAGTTTCAATAATAAGTTCTTCATTGTCGGCATCACAAACATTGATATCATCTTCAATAAGTTCTTCAATTGCAACAACATTAAGTGGTAGTGTTGCATCTATTAATAATTTAAGTGCATCAATTGTAGCTACAAATTTAACAATAAGTTCTTCAACAAATAGTAGATTGAATAATTTAGAGATAACTTCTGCAAGTATTAATGATAAATTTAACACATTAGAAGGATTTACATCGTCATTGGATAATGGATTTGCGACTGACTTAGAATTACAACAAACCTCATCAATGATAATTGACCAGGGTGAATGGTAACATTATAAAATAAAAAATATAAAATATAAAAATTATTTACAATAAATTCTATATTTATATGGGAATAACCACAAATTTAAGTAGAATAACCAAAAATATACATGGCACAAATCATTAAACACAAAAGGGGTAGTTTACAATCCCTAGCAGCAGTAACATCATCCCTTCAAAAAGGTGAATTGATTATAGCATCAGGTTCATCTCTCTTATCATCATCACAAAATGGTTCATCAATTGTATTTGCGGTTGTAGAGAGTGGCTCTGTTCAGGCAGTTAATAGAATTATGAGAGGAACTGGTTCAGTTGCTCCTATATTCTCATCATCTATATACAACGGAATGGTAGATGGTGTTCCTTATTATGCGAGTGGTAGTCAAACATTATTCCTTTTAGGTAGTGATAGAAATACCGCAATTGACCTAACAGGTAATATTGGAGTCTTTTCAGGTTCAGTAGCTGCATCGGTTACAAGTTTAAGTGCAAGTATTGCAGCTAATACGGGTATATTTACTCCAACTAGTTCTGCAGCAACAGTAACTGGTTCAGTATATAGAACTCAAAATACTTTAGAAATTACAGGTAGTGTAAGAGTAAGTGGAACAATTGACCCAGATAACGTAACGGTTGGTATTCCATCTTCAAATGCTTGGCAAAGTGGATTGAGTGGTTCTTATTTTAATAACTTTACTTCTGAAACAAATGTATCTGAAATATTAAGATTTGTAGCAGGTTTATTATCATCGTCAGCACCGGATGCATCCCCAAATACTAAAACATATAGTACAGTAACAGATGCAGCAACAAATACAACAACTGGAACTGCATTAACAGGATATATTCCTCAAAGTTCTACAAATACAACAATTACTTATTTAAATAGTAAAGGATTTGCAACTGCAGGTTCTACAATATTTACTGGAATTACTCCAATTTATACACAAGATACTTATCAAGTTAGTTATACATCAACTGCAGCAGGAACTACGGTAGTAAGTTCATCTGCAGATGCACAATTATTTGGATTAGGTTTATTGAGTAATGGTACACCTACAAATTTTAAAGTTAGTGGGTCTGTTACACATAGATTTAAAGATAATAGTACAAAAACTGATACTTTAATATCATCATCTCAAAATTTAGCAACTCAAACAGGAGCAGGTACTACAAATGGTGTGACTTTAGCAAAAATAAATACGGCTAACTCAGCAGTTATCCCTGCAGCATATCAGGATGGTAAGTTTGCATCGGTATTACCTCAAAAAATATATGTAACTGGTTCAACATCGACTATTAATATATCTGGATATTATGATGTAACCGCATCAATTTCAATTGCAAGTGGTTCATCTGCATTTACAACACCAATAGTAGTTACGGAAGGTATATTCTACGCACCATTAACTCAAATAGCAACAAACATACCTGTTCAAACATCAGCAACAGGTAGTACAACATTGAGTTATTTAACCGCAGTTTCTCGTTCATTATCAGGAGCACCTTATTTAAGTGGTTCAACATATTCAATATCATCTTCAATAACAAACCTATTTAATCCATTATTCTATAACGGAACAGTTGGTTCGATTGCATTGAGTGGTACAGGTATAACCGCAACATCGGGTGTAAATTCGGTTGTAACATCAGGAGGAACAATATCAACTGCAAATGGTGTTTTTGATACAACAAACACAACAGTTAGAGCTACTTCTACAATTCCATTTGAAACAGATGTAGTTAGATTAAACGGATTATATACATTTGGTTCTGCAAACATAACAAATATAGGTCAATCATCAAACACTCCATTAACTTGGACTGCAACAATGAATGGTGTAAACTATAACAATGGTTCATCTGTATCAAAAGTAAATACATTTGATTATCATACCGCAGGTACATTTGGTCAACCAGTATCTTCGGGTTCATTAGCATATTATACAAGAACGCAAGGAGCGGATACTTCTACGGCATTAATTGAATCATTTACTGGTGAAAACTATCGTATTCAATTAGCAGATAATGTGTTAGCATTTGGTGGAACCGCATGGACAACTACATTTGGATTATATACATTAAGTGGAAACGACTTACAAGTTAAACCAGGGTATTTAGTAAAACCAGGTGGAACTTACGGATATTGGTTAGGTGACCCCGATACTTCTAAAACTTTCAAATACTATGTTCGTAAATTCACAACATCAGGAACTAAAACTTCTATGACTTTGAATTTAGGACAAGCATTAGTAAACTGGGGTACAACAACAAACAACGCAATAGGTGCATTGATTTTATTTGAATCATCTGGTACAAACGTATACGGAGCAGGTAATGCAAGATTGTTTGACCCATCGGATTTATTGACAAACTTTGTTGCAAGTAAAACGGCAAATTCAGACGGACAAAATCCATTTGGTTCTGCATTCCAATTATATGGTAATACAGGTGGTTCATTATCGTCAACAACTTATACAATTCCTTTAAGAAATGGTGATGGTATGGCATTAAACGCAACTTATACAAACATATATGTAATCGTAAGATACAAAGGAGACCCAACACCAGTTACATCAATTACAACAACATTTAGTTAATAATTAAAGAATAACAACGATATAAAATGGCAATAGATAAATTATCAAAATCCAATAGGCTCCTTCAAAGTAGAAGATACACACACGACGCTTATACCGATTCTCAGGAAGCTTTTACATCTACATTGGATATAAACGCCAATGAGGTATATGTTGACCAAGGATTGATACCTTCTACTGGATTACCTTTTAGTGGAAGTGCGCAGAGTGGGTCTATATATTCGATAAACGGCCAATCTGTAATGCAATATTATTACAGAGCAGGATTAACTCGTTCGGATTTAGTAAGTAGTTCTAAAAGTGAGGTTTGGTTTTTATTATCCAATTCTTCTGCATCTGCAGCAGGTATTGGTGCTCAGTTAATTGATGGTAATCAACAAACAAATTTTATATCTCCAAAATATGGTGCAGTATCATTAGCAAACGCAAACGCTGAAGATGCAACTCCAGGTTATGGTGTTAAAGTATTCGTATCATCGGCAACAACATCAGCTGGTGTAGTAGCAGGTGACCAAGTTTCAACTAACAACTATACATTTGACTATAAGACAGGTGTTTTACAATTTACTAATAACACAGTAGCACCGACTACATCACAATATGTATACATTTCTGGATACCAATATAAAGGTAGAGTATTAACAGATAGTATTACAAACGTATCAGCATCAATATCAGCATTATCTTCATCAGTAGGTGGAGCGGGTGGTGGTTCGTTATCAAGTAGAGTAGACTCATTATCGGCAGGAACTGCATCGGTTAATAGTTTTACTGCATCAAATGGTAATACATCATTAAACACATTTAGTGCATCTACATCAACAAGATTAACTAGAATTGAAGAAAGTACATCATCGTTAAATTTATTTACATCATCTTTATTAGCAGCAATTACTGCAAGTGGTACAAATATAACAATCAATGGTGACTTAACTGTAAAGGGTACAACAACATCAATCCAATCTACGACAGTAAGTATTGGTGATAATATTATAGAATTAAATGGTTCATCGGTAGCAAATGGTGGTTTATTAGTTAAAGACCCAACCGGTGGAGCAACTGTTTCGGGTTCTTTACTTTGGGATTCTACAAATGATTACTGGAAAGCAGGCCCATTAGGAGCTGAATTAAAAATATTAAGAACAGGAGGAGATGATGTAGTAAGTGGTTCTTCACAAATTACCATTACATCAACAACTGGATTTACAACATTTAGTAGTTCGGTAGCAACAACCGACTCTGCATCAGCGGCATCATTGACAACTTTAAGTAGTTCGGTATCCGCTTCAATATACGCATTATCTGCATCAGTAGGTAGTGGTAATCTTGGAAGTTCTGTAACTCAATTAAACACATTTAGTGCATCTCAATTAGTTAAAGATAGTACATTACAAACGTATACTGCATCAATTGATACTAAGTTTGTAACATTAGCAACTTATACAGGTTCAATTGACGGACATGTTGTAAATATTAATAGTAGAACTGCTTCATTTGAAGATAGATTTACTACCATACAATCTCTAACTGCATCTAATTTAAATAGATTAAGCAGATTAGAAGAAAGTACATCATCTTTAAATTCATATACTGCATCTGCAACTATAAGATTAACTAATTTAGAAACTACAAGTGCAAGTCTTAATGTTAAAAATGATAATTTACAAACATATACTTCATCTGCAAATGTTAGATTTACAAGAATTGAAGAAAGTACCGCATCATTAAACTCATTTACTGCAAGTAACGGAAATACTTCTTTAAACTCATATACACAAAGTAATACAACAACTACAAACGCATATGGTGTAAGATTGAGTAGATTAGAAGAATCAACTGCATCTTTAAACGCATACTCTCGTTCTATTAGTGGTTCTATTGATAATATAAATGCATATACTCAATCTAACGACTCTGCACAATCTGCACAAAATGCAAGATTAACAAGATTAGAAGAAAGTACATCATCATTAAACGCATTCTCTGCAAGTACATTAGGACATATTAGTGATATCAATACTAAAACTGGTTCTTTTGAAACAAGATTGATTAGAATACAAGAAAGTACTGCATCATTAAACTCATTCACATCTTCACAAGCGACAACAAATACAACAGTTACAACTCGCTTTACAAGAATTGAAGAAGGTACTGCATCTTTAAATTTATTCACTGCAAGTAACGCAAATACTTCTTTAAATAGTTATACATCTTCCAACGATACTGCCAATACTGCACAAAATGCAAGATTAAGTAGATTAGAAGAAAGTACATCATCTTTAAATAACTTTACAGGTTCTACTTTTGTAACATTTAGTAGTTCGGTTTCAGGTTCAATTACCGCATTAAGTTCATCTATTGGTAGTGGAACGATAGGTAGTTCAGTTGCACATTTAAGTGCAGCAACTGCATCGGTAAATTCATTTACTGCATCACAAGAAGCTAAGGATGTAATCATTGGAAACTATACATCTTCAATGAACGTATTTACTGCGTCTCAATTAACCAAAGATGGTACATTAGCATTATACACTGCAAGTGTTGATACTAAATTCTCTACTCTTCAAACTTTAACTGCTTCAATGGCAGCACAAGTTTTAAGAATACAAGAGTCGACTGCAAGTTTAAATTTATACACGGCATCACAAGATACTAAGAATAGTACATTGGGATTATACACTGCGTCAGTAGATTCTAAATTTACAATAATACAAAGTGTAACTGCATCATTTAACACTGCTACTGCAAGTTTAAACACATTCTCTGCAAGTACATTAGGACATATTGCAGACATCAATACTAAGACTGGTTCATTTGAAACTAAGTTTTCTACTTTAGGAACTTATACTGCAAGTGTTGACGCTAAGATTTTAAGAATACAAGAATCAACTGCAAGTTTAAACGCATATACTTCATCTAATGATACTACCAATACAACTCAAAATACAAGATTGAGTAGATTGGAAGAATCAACTGCAAGTATTAACTTAACAACTGCATCAGTTAATGGTCATATTGCGGATATCAATACTAAGACTGGTTCATTTGAAACTAAGTTTGGTAATATTCAAGCATCAACTGCAAGTTTAAACTTATATACTTCTTCACAAGATACCAAAAACACAACCCTTGCAACTTATACTGCAAGTGTTGAAACTAAGTTTGGCAATATTCAAGCATCAACTGCAAGTTTAAATACATTTAGTGCATCTGCTTTAACTAGATTTACAAGAATTGAAGAAAGTACCGCATCAATAAATTTATATACTTCATCAGCTGATACTAAGTTTGGTAATATCCAAGCATCAACTGCAAGTTTAAACGCATATACTTCTTCACAAGATACTAAAAATAGTACATTAGCAACTTATACTTCAAGTCTAAATGCTAACTTAACTAGATTACAAGAAAGTACATCATCGTTAAACTTATTTACAGCATCAGCAGGACTTAGATTAACAAACTTAGAAACTACTTCTGCAAGTGTAAATACATCAATATCTGGTTTAAATTCATATACCACATCATTAAGAGCAGCAATAACTGCAAGTGGAGTGAATATAACAGTAAATGGTGATACAACTATTAAAGGTAATTTGTTTGTACAAGGTACTCAAACAGTTGTTGACTCTACAACGGTAAACATTGCAGATAATATATTAGTATTAAATGCAGCAGGAACATCTGATGGTGGTATACAAGTAAGAGATGCAAGTGGTGGTTCAACTACTTCAGGTTCTTTACTTTGGGATGTAACCAATGATTACTGGAAAGCAGGAAAATTAGGAACAGAATCACAAATATTGGTAGCAGGTGGCATGGGTGTAGTAAGTGGTTCATCACAAATATTTATTGATTCAACAAACGGATATACAACATTTAGTAGTTCACTTGCAACTTCTATAAGTGCAAGTAACGCAACGATTACATTAGTATCTCAATCATTGGGTGGTGGTACAACGGGTAATAGATTAAATAGATTAGAAGAAAGTACTGCATCACTAAACGCATTCAGTGCATCTCAATTAGTTAAAGATAGTACATTACAAACTTATACTGCAAGTATTGATAGTAAATTCTCTACTCTTCAAACTTTAACGGCTTCAATGACCGCACAAGTTAGTAGATTACAAGAATCAACTGCTTCATTAAACTTATATACTTCTTCACAAGACACTAAGAATTTAACTCTTCAAACTTTAACTGCATCAAATGCAGCTCAAATTGCAAGATTACAAGAAAGTACTGCATCACTAAACTTATATACTTCTTCACAAGATACTAAAAATAGTACATTAAGTTTATATACTGCAAGTATTGATACTAAGAATACTACATTGGGATTATATACTGCAAGTATTGATAGTAAATTTACAACTTTACAATCATTAACTGCATCCAATGCAACTAGATTGACTAGATTGGAAGAAAGTACTGCAAGTATCAATTTAACTACGGCTTCATTTAATGGTCATATTACTGACATTAATACTAAGACTGGTTCTTTTGAAACTAAATTTAGCACATTAAGTTTATATACTGCAAGTGTTGATAGTAAGTTTACAACTATTCAAAGTGTAACTGCATCATTCAATACGGCAACTGCTTCATTGAATACATTCTCTGCAAGTATAAACGGACATGTTGCTGATATCAATGCATGGACAGCATCTCAAGCTACGAAAGATTCAACATTAGCAACTTATACTGCAAGTATTGACGCTAGAATTTTAAGAATACAAGAATCAACTGCATCTTTAAACGCATTCACTCAATCAGCACCGACAACATATGAAGGTAGAGCAAGTGCAACTAAAGTATTAGTATCAGGTTCATCTCAAATTGATATCACCGCAACAACCAACTATACAACATTTAGTGGTTCAATTGCAACATCAATAAGTGCATCGGTAGCAGGAGCAACTTGGGCAAATATAAGTGGAAAACCTGCAGGATTAGTAAGTGGTTCATCACAAGTATTATTAACATCGGCTAACACGACAGGATTTACTACAACAAATGTAGCAGAAGGAACAAATCTATATCATACTACTGCAAGAGTACAAGCGGTGGTAACAGATAACTACATTCAAACTACACTAACATTAATAGACGGAGGAACATATTAATAAAAAATATATAAAGAAAAATAAATAATGGCACAAAAAATACTTTTAAAACGCTCCGGAGTATCGGGTTCAATACCAACAACTGCATCGATTGACTTAGGTGAATTAGCACTGAATACCTATGATGGTAAAGCCTTTATGCACAAATCAGGTTCTACGGATGAGGTTGTACAATTTGTAGTTGCGGGTTCACAGACATCAGGTTCAATTAGTATAACTGGAAATGTAACCGCAGCTAATTTTATCGGTAGTGGCCAGGGATTAACGGGTGTTACCGCATCGATGAGACCGGATGATTTTGATTTCAATTCTGACCCATTTGCGGGTACAATTGGATATATACAAGCTAGCGGTTCTCTTTATAAAGTAGCAACTACAACTGGTTCCGTTGAATTAAGATATAACGATACTCCATTTGGAACATTTACAACAAGTAGTACAACTCTATATGGTATTGGTGATGTATTAGCATTTAGTGGTTCGGTAGCAACAAGATTGACAGATATAGAATCGGCATTAAACGGAACGGAATTTTAATATTTCAAAATAATTATAGTTAAACCCCTCATAGTAGGGGTTTTTCTTTTTATAATATATTTATGTTTGTAGTATATACTACATTTTTGTTAGATAACTTTAAAGACTAAGCCAAATGGCACAAATTGTTCAACTCAAACGTTCTTCGTTATCGGGTAAGGTACCTGGTACGGGTTCTCTTAATTTAGGAGAATTAGCAATAAATACTTACGATGGTAAGATATACCTTAGACGTTCAGGTTCGACAGATACAGTCCAAGAAGTAATAACAACAAATGTAGTTAATACGGGTTCAATATTCTTAACGGGTGCAATTACAGCATCCATCGCTGCAACCAATGGTGTAGTTTCGGGTTCATCTCAAATAATTGGAATATTAAGTTCATTAAATGCATTTAGTGCATCGGAAAATAATAAATCTACCACATTAGGTAATTTAACTGGTTCATATGCAACAACCGGTTCAAATACTTTTGTAGGAACTCAAACTTTTAATAATGATATAACAGTATTAGGAGCAGTTAATGCAAGACAATTTAATATTGGTATAATTTCATCATCTATATTATACACATCGGGTTCTAATAAATTTGGAGATACCGGAGATGATACACACCAATTTACAGGGTCAGTTCAAGTAACGGGTTCTTTTTATGTAAATGGTTCTCAAGTCGGAATAGCACCTGGCCCAAACACATTCGATTTCAATTTAGACCCAAATGCAGCAGGTACTGTAAACTATATAACGGATAGTACCTCAAACACATTAGCATTGGCACAAACTGGTTCTTTTGATGTAAAAATATCAAACATAACAAGATTATCAGTAAGTTCATCCGCAATGTGGGTAACAACAGGTAGTATAACTTCAAACTATATGCATTTAGCAAAATACATAAACACCGCAGGTGATTTAGATTTTAATATTTAAGATATTTATAACAAACAGAAAAGATAATAAATGGCAGCTATATTTCAAATAAGGAGAGGTACATCCA